TAATTTTAATAATAAATATATTGTTTTGTGTTATGCTTTTATATTTAATATAAATAATATGTATATATGCCTACTATTTATATTTAGTATAATACTTTTCTTAATGCCTATTTATTGAAAAAAGATTGATTTTATATTATAATATTATTTAAGTAATTCAATATATTAATTAATATAATAATGAATAATGAACAAACTATTAATAATGAAAAAGAACAAATAATAAATAATAAATATGATTTGAATATTACAATAACTAAAAAATTTACTTCAACAAAATGGAATATGATTGAAAAACCATTATCTGAATCCGAAAGAAAAAGAAATGAAATTATATTAAAATTGGGAGAAGAAATTATTTCTACATCAAATGACATTTATAAAACCAATATTTTTACAATTGGTGATTATTATTATAAAAATATAAAAAATGATTTAGTTGGAATATTAGATATTAAATCTAATGATATAAATACAAATGATAAAAAAAATAAAAATGGAAAAGGTAAAAAAAAAGACAAAGAACAACATATAAATTCTGTAAATAAAATGAAATTAAAAAGTACACAAGATACAATAAATAAAAAATTTTTAATTTTAAAAAAATTATTAAAAGATAATCCAGAAACAAAAAAATATTCAGATTTAATGAGTAATTTAAATTATATAGAATTTAGAATATTAATTTTAATGAAAATAATAGAATTCTATTTAAAACAAAAAACTCCAAATATAAGTGAAATTGAAGAATTAATTTTAGGATCTAAAAAAATATTAAATTTATTAAAAAATATAAAATCAAATAAAAATAATGAATATATAAATTATTTCAAAAAAATAAATCAAATTTCTGATAATAATATAAATTTATCAGGGGAAATGGTTATTGATTTTTCAGCTCATATTGATAAATTAACAATTAAATATGGAATTAAATTAATAGATATAGCAAATGTTCGTCCAAAATTAATATATGATACAAAATATGATGAAACTATTCCTAATATAAAATTAAAACCATATGATTCACAAGAAAATTTAGCAAAAATAGTAAAAAATAATATTATAAATGGTTTTCTTATATTTTATAAAACTTTACCAGGTTTAGGTAAAACATCAATGATATTATCAATATGTTCATATATAAAAAAAGCAAATTCAAATTTAAAAGTTATATTTTGTTGTTCAGATTTATTAGAATCAGTAAGAGTACAAGTATTAAGAATTGTTTTTAATTTTGGAATTAAATTTGGAATAGCAACATCTTCAAATAAAGAAGATACTTTTATTATAACAAATTCTTGGAATTGTTCAAAAGATAATGAAAGAGAATTAATTGTTGCAGATTATAAAAGCACTTATTTAATGCTTAAAGAACAAAAATCTAAATATTTATTATTTTTTGATGAACCAACTGTTTTGACTGATCAAATTACAAATACTTTTACATTAAATTATTTATCATTAATATTATATTATTTACCATCACATGTTATATTATCATCTGCAACATTACCAATGTTAAATGAATTAGAACCTATTATTAAACATTTTAGTGAAAAATTTCCTGATGCAAAAATTACTGAAATTGTATCAAATAAAACACTTCTTGGTAGTTTTATAAAAGATTTTAATTCAAATATTATTGTTCCACACTCTTACTGTAATAATTTTAATGAATTACAAAATATAATTGAAAAAATAAAATTTTTTCCATTATTAGGAAAATTTTATACATTACCTTTTTTAATGAATTTAAATAACTTTTGTATTAAATATAATTGTGGAATTAATTTAGATTCTATAGAAACATTTGATCATGATAATATTTTAGAAAATATATTGCTATTATTAAATTCAATTATAAATCTTAATAATGATGATATTTTTCTTGAATTTAAAAATATTACAGTTGTAGATATTCAGGAAGATGTTTTTGATATGGAAAAAATTGATATTGAATATTTAAAAGTTGTGCCAAAAAAATTTCTTACAACACATGCTTTTAAATATATTGGATGTTGTTTAATTGCAACTTCAGATCCAATAAAATATATTACAGATAATTTATATTCAGTTGTTAATATATTAAAAGAAAAAGTACAAATAAAAAATTTTCATAAAAAATATGAAGCTTATTTATCTGAATTAGAAAATTATAATGAATTAATTGAAAAAATTAAATCTAAATTTACATCTGATGCTAAAATTGAAGAAGAATTTAGTAAATTAAAAATACCTAAATTTGATTTTAATAAATCTCTTGAAATTAATACAGAACAACATATTAAATCTTTTGCTAAATATGTTAAAGCTTTTGATACTTCTATGTTAAAAAATTTAATTAATCCTGATAAAGTTAATATAACTGAATTTACTATTGATGATAATCTAAAATTTCTATTATATATGGGAGTTGGTGTTTTCTCAAAAAGTCTTGATCCTGATTATACTAATAAAATTTTAGAAATGTTACAAGATAGAGAATTAGCTTATATTATTGCAGATGAATCATTTTGTTATGGAGCAAATTATTTAATTTCAAATGTTATTATTACTGATGATATAGGCGATCCTCATAGTATTAATACTATATTACAACTTATTGGTAGAACTTCTCGTATTGGTAAATCTTGGTCTGGTAGAGTTTATTTGGATACAAATACTTCAAATAGAATTAAAGAATTTTTTATTAATCCAACTTTTTCTTGTGTTGAAGGTAACAATATTAAATTATTTTTTGAAAAAACAAAATTAAATTTAGAAAAAACAAAATTAAATTTAGAAAAAACAAAATTAAATTTAGAAAAAACAAATATTGATGATAAATTAATTTCTAATTTAAAAAATAATTCAGAAGAAAAATCAAAATCTAATATTAAAATTATTAAAAATACAAATACAAATATTCTTGTAAATAATAATCCAATAAATCCAAATAATGAAATATTAAGTTGGAAAAGAGGTGTTGATTATAAACATGTTGATACTTTAAATAATTTTAATCAACAAGCAGATTTTAATGTAATTAAACATAATAATTTCCAAGATAATATTTTAAATAACAATAATATTTTAAATAATAATAATATTTTAAATAACAATAATATTTTAAATAACAATAATATTTTAAATAACAATAATATTTTAAATAACAATAATATTGAAAATTTAATAAGAGGTGTTAATTATAAAAATAATTTTGAAAACTCTGAAAATTCAGAATATTTTTTATTTACAAATACACAAAATATTATTGGAAATGAAACAAATAAAAAAATAAATACAAATAATAATCATAATGAATGGACTAATATTAGAGGAAAAAATAAAATACAAGATTCAAATATTCAAACCAATACTTTTACACATAATAAAAATACAAATTTAAATAAATCTTTTATTATTCCTAATAATAATATAGAAAATAAAAAAATTAAAAATTCTGAAGAATTAGAATTAGAATTAGAATATAAAAAAAATAATGATACTAACTTTTATAAAAAATACAATAATTATATTTATAAAAATGATATTAATATTAAAAAAAATGATAATTTAGATTGGGTCAGAAAAAAATTATAATATTAAAAAACTTTTTTGTTATAATTTTTAATATTATTCTATTTTATTTAATAATTTAATATAATTTAATATTATTATAATGTTAATAAATAATAATATTGATTATAAAAAAAAATATATTAAATATAAATTAAAATATTTAAATTTAAAAAAAAATAAAAATTTAATAGGAAGTGGATTTAGTAGCATGTTCAATTATATCCCAAATGTTTTAACAATGAAAAATATTGGAACAAAATATATTCCAGATATTTCAAAAATAGAAAATATTGGTTCAAAATATATTCCAAATATTTCTACAATGGAAAATGTTGGATTTAATTTATTTATAAATAATCTTCCGCCAAAACAACAGAAAATTTTTTATGATTTAGAATCAAGTGGTTTATTAACAGAACAAAATAAAAGTATTATATTTGGATTAATGTCAAAATCATTAACTCATTTTATTGATCCAAAATTTTATCCAATATTATTTACAGTTTTTGAAAATTTAGTTATATTAGCTGGTTCTGCAGAAACATTAACTATACCAATTATAGCTAAAGCATTATATGGATTATATGATTCATTAAATGATATTAAAAAATTATATCCAGAAGATTTTATTGAATTACAAAAATTTTTATCAATTAATAAAAATAAATTATTACAAGTAATTTATAAAAATTCAAATGCAAATCCTCAAATTATTAACCTAATGTATAATGTTTTTAATAAACTAATTGAAATTGATCCTAATTTATATAAAAAAAATATTAATAATCAACAAAATCAACAACATAAAAATATAGAACCTATAAATCAACAACCTATAAATCAACAACCTATAAATCAACAACCTATATATCAACAACCTATAAATCAACAACCTATAAATCAACAATCTATATATCAACAATCTATAAATCAACAACCTATATATCAACAACCTATATATCAACAATCTAAATTTATACCAATAAATCAACAATCTATTTAATAATTCATACAAAATAAATAATTTATAAAAATAAATAATTTTAATTATTCATTTTATAATAAAATAATTAAGACTGAAATATAGGACTTTTGTCTATTTATCATATTTAATAAATAATCTTGTTTATAAATAAATACTTATTTATAAATTTTTGAAATAATATAATTAATAAAATAATTAGTTAATTAAAAAAGTAATAATGCTTTATATGTTCCTGTTTTAAGAATAAAAAGTGTAAATTTTATTATAAAACTATTTTTTATTTTTAATATCAAATTTTTTGTACTAAATATTTATATAATAAATAATTTAAGGTATTTGCTTTTTTATATAATTTCGTATAAAAATTTTATTGGATTACTATATAAGCTTATTAGATATAAAATCTATTTATATATATACAATAGAGATATAAATAGATTTACTAATATATATAGAATTGCTAAAAATAAACTTGAAAAATATTTAAATATAAAATAAAAAAGTTATTTAATATAATATTTACCTTTGACAATATTACTTTTTTAAACATTAAAAAAGTAATACTGTCAAAGGTAAATATTATAATAATAAGTATAATTATATTTGTTATTTAAAATAAATTTATTTTTTACAATAAAGGCATTAATTTTTATTTTTTTACGTTTAAATATTTTTATTTTTTTCTATTTATAAGGTTAAAAATTATTATTTATAATATTTTTTATAATTATTTATCTTCTTACATGCTTAATTAATAACAAGTCTTCTTATATACTTAATTTATAATAAGTCTTCTTATATACTTACTACATAACAAGTCTTCTTATATACTTAATATATAAAATTGTTCTTAAAT